TTCTGTGTGGTAATTAAAATTATAAATCACCTTTCCTTTCTCTTTGGTCTTTTGCCAATCTATGGGAAGATTAACAAACTCTTTACCATCTACATTGTTCTTTAGTTTTCTTCTTTTCTTCTTGTTGATAGAGAACTCTCCAAATCCATAAGGAAGTTTTACCTTCTCTCCTGTTTCTAATATGTATTCTTTGAAAGATTCATTGTAAGTGTATAAGACGTTTCTCCATTCATCATATGTTAGTTTTATAGATGGATGTTTTTTACAAAAACTATTATAGTTGTCCTTGCTAGAACTTCTCCAATCAACCTTTGTTCTCATTAATTAGTTGATTTTGAGTTTGGTGCTTGACCATCTATTCCTTCTTGACTTACATCTGTTTTAATTTGGAAATAAGTAGTTAGAAGTTTTTGTGATGCAAGTTGTAACACTTGTTGTTCTAGATATCCTGGAAGAGCAAACTCTTTGTCCAATGGGTTCATACATAATTGTTCATTTGTATAATCAGGAGAACCACATCCACATTCTGGATACATAATATCATTCTTTACATCTTCTTCAAACAATGCTACAAACCTAATTGATTTTAGTAATGGATTATTTACATATAGATAACCATTAGATATCCAATAGTATTCTTCTTTCTTGATTATAGGAAGCTTCAATAGATTGATATATCTATTTACTGTAATCTCTTTTAACTTCTTTCCTTGACCACCCATAGCATTAATAGAATAAACTCCTTGTATTACATATTGGTAATTACCTTCTGATATACGTGGAAGTTTAAACTTAGTTCTTGCAATGCTACACTCATCTACATAGTTGCAACATTCAGAGATGGGTACTTCTACCATCTCTAAACAAGGAATTGTAGTAAACAATGTATCTGTTGCCCAAAGTTTTCTAAGATTGGTTTCTCTCTTAATAAGTAATAGAGCATTGTTTCTGATCTCAGAAGCAATAGCTCTATCTGTGATGAGACTATCTGTAGAAAGTATCTTGTGGACACTTCTAACATCACTAACTAATTTTCTTAATGTTGCCATAATTATATTCGACTTTCAAATTCAGCAATCTTACCAAGCTCAAGATCATATACTAATGCTAGAGCAGCTCTTACTGAATGTACGTAGTTATTATCTAAGTGCCATCTATCAGTTCCTGAAAGACTAGGCATTTGTTGTATTCTTACCCCCTTCACTTCTTTAGCCATGTAGTGATGTTTATCTCCTGTATGCACCTCTCTGTATTTAGCATTACCAAATGCTTGACTATATTGAGGATGTGTTGCAAACAATAATGGAAGATCTTCTATCTTACAGTTACCATGGTGCCAACCAATGAATGTATTCCCTAATGTGATTCCCTTAACTACACTATGTTCTCTTATAAAGTCTACATCAGGTGTATCTTTAAAGAATACATCTAATGCATGTGCTAGATAAAAAGATTTAGTTCTATCATGGTTACCCTGTACTAAGACTACTACCACTTGACTTGCATACTGTCTTAGCATGTTAATTGTATCTACAAGAATAGAAAACCCTAATTCATATTCTTCTGAATAATCCATTATAGTGTCTTGTGGAGTACCATTTGTAGTTTGATGTTGATAGTTATCAGTGTGAAAGAAATCATTCGATATAGGCAATATAACAGTGTCTATATGATAATTAGATACAACTTTGTTAATCAAAGATTGAGCCACATCGAGATATCGTTTAGCTCTTGCTTCAACACTGTTATCACCATCTACAGTTCTCTTAGCTAAGTGGTAGTCAGATAGAGATATCTCTACATTTACCACATCTTTGAAGTTAGGTATTTTGGTAACTAATATATTAGTTGGTTTGTATTTTTCTAAAAACTTAGCAAAGTCCTCAGGTGAGTAATCTTTTGCTTCTTTTCTCTTTGAGAATACAGAGGAAGTGAACTTCCCACTTGGTAACATCTTAGACCAGTAGTTTGTAATTACATACTTATCTAGGTTTATCTTGTGTAGCTTAGCTAGTTCAAGATCATCTTTAGGATCAAAGTCTGATACAATTGTACTTTCTATTGTACCCTTTTCAACATTTACTTTTCGTTCTTCTATGTAGTTTTTTCCTTCTACATTTTGATAATTGTCTTTCTCTCTAAGCTCCTTTAAGAGCTCAGTAACTTCATATTCACTTATTCCAAGTTTTTCAGCATAGAATTTTTTACTCTTTTTTTGTGTCAATAATTCCTGCAGTTGAACTAATAAGCTTTGATAATCAGACATATGTACTCATATTAGTTAAAAAAATATTGTAAAGATAAATAATAGTTTTCAAATATTCCAAATAATTCTAGTTAGAGCTCTAATTATTTATAACTAAATTAGTTAGAAACAAAAACTCCCCAAGAAGATCTTGAGGAGAAATCACAGAAAACCAACAAACTATGATTTTTTATTATTGTTATGGACATATTCCTCCAAGTGTTGTATCTATCACTCCAAAACCATCTACTATAAGACTGTAACTATTTGGATATATTAATATTTGTAAATTATAGTAGTTACCATCACCCACAAAAGGAGTAGTCCCTAATGCATCTGTATATACAATATCTCCATCACTAATATCTCCAGCACCACTTATCCAACAAGGTTCTGTTAATGATAATCCACATCCATCTGCTACATCAGAAGTTGAAGATCTAAGAGCTTCTTGCAAAGGAATTGTTGTAGTGGTAGTTGTTGTTGAACTTGTTGATGTGCTAGTAGAAGTAGAAGTACTAGTCGAGGTTGATGTTGAAGTACTTGTGCTTGTTGAACTACTACTAGTTGTAGTGGTAGTTGGACCAGCAGTGGTGCTAGTAGTTGTTGTACTTGACGTACTACTAGTAGATGTTGTGGTAGTGGTAGGAAGCACATTTACTTGTACATCAACAAAGTTTGTACATACACCTACAGACTTCACTCTAATTATAGTTGTTCCATTAGGAACAAATAGAGCTGTATATCCAGCAATTAAAGCTGCAGCAGATATATTTGTTGCAAATGGAACAACGTATCCATCTGTGTTTGAATAAAGATTGAAAGGACCTGCGTCTCCACCAGGTGGTAAAACTAATGTTATTAATACTGTCATTTTTTTTATTTATTATAAGATTAAGGAATAGGAGTGGTGGTTGTTGTGGTAGTTGGAGCAGATGTAGTACTAGTTGTAGTTGTTGTTCCACAAACTGATACAATATTCATAATCTCACTACTAGATAATACAGCAAATCCACATAATGTATATGTACAAGATGGAGAGAAACATGTATCATTAGCTGTTTGAATAACACCATTACAATCTATATACTGTGCTGTAAATGTAGTAGTGTAAGGATCACTTTCAAAAGCATAACAAGTGTTAGCAATAGTTGTGCTAGTAGTTGTTGTACTACTTGTACTACTTGTACTAGTACTAGTTGTACTGGTAGCATACAATTGTATGTCAATATAATTAGTACAATCACCTACAGATTGCACTCTAATAACTGTTGTAAAATCAGGAACAACTGATGAAGAATATCCTGCAAGTAATGATACCTTAGGCACTCCTGATTCAAAAGCTGATGTATATCCATCAAGATTTGAATAAAGATCAAATGGTCCAGAGTCTGAACCTGCTACTGTTAATGTTATTAATACTGTCATATTATTTGGTTTTAAGTAGTTGTAGTAGTTGTAGTTGTAGGTGCAAGACAATAAGTGAATAAAGCAATAGTTAAACCATTATTATTATCTGATACAATTCCTGTATAACAAATTGTTACCATCGTTCCACCATTTGGAATACTTACAAGTTGAACATTTCCATAACAATCTAAATATTGTACTACATGAAATGTTCCTGGATTAAATATTGGAGGATAAACCTCTGCTTGAAAACAAAGTAATAATTGTGATGTAGTGGTAGTAGTTGTTGTTGAACTACTTGTAGAGGTAGATGTACTTGTACTTGTACTTGTTGAAGAACTACTAGTAGTTGTAGTGGTAGGATCTGGAAGTTGATCAGCATCTCCTGTAAAACTACATACATCTACTAATTCATTAGCAGTTCCAGTGAAATCACACACAGGTAATTCAGTGGCAGTAGCTGTAAAATCACAAATAGGACAACATATAAAGATTTGGTTATTTATGTTTTCTATCTCTTCTGTAATAATCATTAAATCCTCAGTGATATTCATTATTTCCTCTGAAAGATTGTTTACACTGTTTATGGCAGAGCATATAACATTATCAAACTTAGTGAGAATTGTGTTTAGATCATCACATGTTTTTACATCTGTACAAGGAAGTGGAGTGCTATCATATGAGACAGCACTCGTTCCTATTATTGTTGTGTTATTTATTTGAGGACAATCAGCCATGTTTTATATTTATATTGCTGTGGTTGTAGTAGTTGTTGTTGGATCTATTATGGTTAACTCTAGAAAATATGTACAACCTCCATCACCACAAGGTAAAGTATACGAAAAATTACCTGACGCAGTATAGGTCTGACCATTTATAGGCCAAATATAAGGAGAAACTGCAGTTACTGTTTGTGTTTCAGTTTGAGTACCAGGTACTGGACAAATTGTTAAATATAATATATTAGTAACATTTCCAACAGTGTATGAGATTTCATCAGAATCAAAATAAGTATCTCCAGTTACATCCCAAGTATAACTGTTACAAGCTACTGCGTAACTATATATAGTGATAGGACCTCCTGTAGTAGTGGTAGTTGTTGTAGGTGCTACACATTCATCTCCTACAGTACCTAATATGTGAGTACCTCCTGGTGACACTGGATTCCACTCTGGTGTATTACCAGGGTATACACAAATATCTCCAGAATTATTTGTAACATCATCAGGATCAATGTAAACATCTTGTCCATTACAATCTACATATCTAATACCAGAAACATTAAATCCTATAGCTTCCCATGACCATATAGTACAAGGTGTAAAAGTGGTAGTAGTAGTTGTTGTTGGACAATTTATACCAACAGTTGATATGTTATGATATCCTGTAGTAGGTGCTGGATTCCATTCAGGTGTTACATTAGGATAAACACATATAATTCCTGAATTGTTTGTTACATCTATAGCAGGTATTACAACAGGTAAACCTTCACAATCTGTATATTCTAAATCAGAAACATTTACTCCTAATGCTTCCCATGTCCATTCTACACATGGAGCTATTGTTGTAGTTGTCGTAGTAGTGCTTGGTGGGAATAATGTAGTTGTAGTTGTTGTGCTTGGTGGTGGGAACAATGTTGTAGTTGTAGTGGTTGATGATGGTGGTATTGTAGTTGTTGTTGTTGTCGTAGGACAAGGATCAGAAGCAACTATTATCACTTTAGGTCCTAATAATAATGAACCAGTTATTATACAACCTGTACTAACAATATTAGGATATACAATTGTTCCTCCAACTCCCATATTTGTTTTACATTCAACAGCTTCCCAATCACTATCTCCAGGGAAAGCAGATGGGCCTGTAGTTTCTATAAGATAAGATGTACAAGGTAATTCTTCTGTAGTAGTTGTGGTGGTTGTTGTAACTGGAGCACATTCTCCATCAGTTACACAAATTGTAGCACTTCCAACAACTGTAATAGAACCAGTTCCTGTGAAAGCAATAGAACCAACTTGAGCACAAATGTAAACTGTCTCATTTTTAATTTTCATAACTTGAGGATTTCCATTACCATCTGTCCAATATATATACACTGTACCTATAGCTGTTACTTCGTTACAATAAGATTGTATAAACACTGTAGTGGTAGTTGTGGTTGTAATAACTGAGCAACATACTCCTGTATTTAATACATTAATTTTCCCCACTTCAATTGTTGGATAATTATTATTTACACAAACTGTATCAACTTCGCCACCAGCAGTAACTGTTGTAGGTTGAAGTGTATCACATTCTACATAAGTAAATGTTCCAGGAAACTGAGCTACTGAAACATATTCATAATATGTACAAGGACAAAGAGTTGTTGATGTAGTAGTGGTAGTTGCACCAGCACAACATACAGCTAATGTATTGTTTATATTAACTATATTACTATTAATATTTATAATTTGTGTAGTGATATTTGTAACTTGTATATTTAATGTATTAATCTGAGTAAGTAAGTTACATATAATCTCATCAATCTTCTGTAATATCACATTAAGTGTATCACATGGTTCAGCTATAATACAATCCAATATAGGACCATTATATAACACATTACTAGATAGAATTACATTAGTTTCACATGGATTTTGTCCACAACCAGTATTAGGAAGTGTAGAACTACATCCACAAGGACTATTTAAAACTACGTCTGTACAACAAGGATTAACTGGTAAAAAAGAGTGTGACATTGTGTTGATTTATTAAGGTCTGTATTGAATATATAAACAACCTAATCCAGGTTGGAAATTTGCGTGCGATTGTCCTCCTCCTGTAGGAAGAATAGTTATACCTATACCTGTTTGTTTAGATTCTGTTGCAAATGTTCCCTGAGTACTTGCAGCTTCAAAAGCAGGGAAACCTGAACCAGAAGAATTAGTATTAACTTTTATATCATGTGTATGTCCAGGATCTGTAATTGTTGTAGAGTGTGTGTGACTAGGTATTTGTGTAGGTAATAATACAATATTGTTACTACCTACTATTGATCCAGCTACAGTATATGTGGGATTTCCTAATGATGGATTAGTCTGTGCAGGCATTGTAAGTCCTAACATTGCACCATTTGTAGCACCTACTCCTACCACTCCTCTTTTATCTGGTGTTCCGTTTAATCCATTACATAGATATATCTTATCCCAAATTCCAGTTCCTTTACCTGTTCCATCAAAATTACCAGCAACAGGACCATAATATTCAACTACAGCATAAGGAACCATTCTATTACTTATAAGATTAGAACTAGGAACATTTGTAGCTAAATAATTAGCAATATAAGCATCTAATTGTGCACCATTACTAGAATAATTAGTAGACAAGTTTAAAGTTAATGCTGTTAAATCAACTTGTACTTGACACACCTTGTTTATTACAGCTTGTACAATAGCATGTGTATCTGAAGAAGCTGTAACTCCTGTCAAACATCCAATTGTATAATCAGCATTTAATGTAGCAAGTGTAGCATTAATTGCATTAACTTGTATTTGAAGATTACAAGCAGCTTGTACAAGAGCTTTTGATACATCTACAATAGAAAGATCTTTACATGTTGGAAGATATTGTTTTACAAGATCACATACCACTGTAGGTGCAAGATCTATTATCACTCCTGTACCATCTAATGTAGATGTAAGGAATGTAATTAAAGCTTGTTCTACAAACGATAATGAATCACCTGTTTGAATTCCTAGGACAGGAACATCTATTCCTGTATATTTTACACATCTGTCAGAGACAATCTCTGTACATCCATTGTAACAATTTGAGCAAGTTGACATATTATTTTATTTTATATTGTTGTTGTTGTAGTTGTTGTTGGTGGTATTGTAGTGGTTGTGGTTGTTGTAGCTGGAATAATTGTTAACTCTAAATAAAAAGTATAGTAAAAGTCATTACAATAAAAAATAAGATCATAACTTCCTGATACTGTAAATTCTAGTCCATTAAACCATGTGTATGGAGAAGTACTTGTAACTGTATCTACAACTGTTTCATCTGATGTTCCTGGTAAAACAGTTAAATATAGTATATAAGTAACATTTCCAACAGTTTCTGTCATTTCATCAGAATCAGTATAAGTTAATCCTGTAACAGGCCAAGTGTATTCTTGACAAGCTACTTCATATTGTGTTATTGTTACTGGAGCTCCTGTAGTTGTTGTTGTTGTGCTACTACTACTACTTGAACTAGTAGTGGTAGTGGTTGGTACTATAGTGGTACTAGTACTGGTTGTAGTACTGGTTGAGCTAGTTGTACTTGTTGAACTACTGCTAGTAGTGGTAGTTGTAGGTGTTATTGTTGTTGATGTAGTGGTAGTAGGATTTGGTACAATAGTTATATCACAAGGTTCCTCTATACAAGGTTCTGGAGTGTTACATTTACTTACACATCCCACTGTAAGACGTATCACTCTACTAGCTATCATAGCTACAGAATAATCCTGTACATAACTAGGATTAACAAATTTGTACATCAGTATTCTTCTATATCCTATCAATTGAGTTATGTCATCTGCAGGCACAGGTTTGTTCAACATATATGAAATATTGTTGTACAAGTTGTTACCAAGTTCTGCTAACTTGCAATCTATTTTTTTAAGTAAAGAAGGAATGTTAGCACATTCTGGGCAATTAGTTAATCTTGGTGATAACATGATAACAATTTTATTTATTAGCTTTCGCAGCACACGCTGCACACATTCCATTTTTCAGCTGACATCCACAGCCTACATTAGCTCCACATCCTGAACATTGTGCCATAATTAATAAAAGTTTATTAAGTAGTTGTTACCAGAACAACCACAGTTGGTTCTTAAAAAGTTATCTAACATATTATTTGCTTGAGCATATAATGTATTTGATTCAAATTCTGCACAGTTGTTAGCTGCTGCAATTGCTCCTTGTATAAAGAAGTTAATTGTATTTAATGTAACACTAGATTGTGTTTTAAGGGCTCTATCACACTCCATCATATTTAATTGAAGAAACGCACTGTCAAACTTCTCTTGAAGCTTGTCAACACGTATTATTGTCTTCTCTACATTATATAAGTATGAAGGAGCTACAGAATATCTTAATCTGTATATTCCATCAGGAAGTGGTTGATTACAACCAGGTTCTGTAATTCCTAAATTAGAAGATGTAAATACATTAGTTTCATTAGGAACAAATGGTAAAATTTT